TCTGGCCGGGAGAGACCCACGAGGATCGCGAGCACCGAAGGGTTGCGTTGCGGGCCTTTGGTGCCGTGCCGTACCCCATGCCGTTCGTCCGCACCTCGGAGTTGCTCGGGTTCCAGCGGTGGGTTGTCGGAGCCTACGACAAGACGGTGCCGTGGGCTGAGTGGGTGTCTGCGAGGTATCAACCACGACACCTGAACCTGCGGTCCCGCCAAGAGGAACTCTTTAGCGCCGCATAGAGGAGACGGAGCCAGATGAGCAACCACAGCATCACGTTCACGCCGGGAGATGACGGTGTGAGTCGCCTCGCGGGCAAGAACCTCGAGGTGGCAACCTGGGGGATGTCCGCTGGGCACGGCCCAACTGCGAAGTACGGGTACAGGGTCTCCTGGGGCAAGAAGTCGGTCGGGATCAGCTACTCGTCCAACCTCGTGGACGCGCCCCCGTTCCGGCTGGAGCGCATCGAGGCCCCTGGGGGCGGTGACGCTCTTCGGGTCACGGTCGACGCGCCCGAGGTCAAGACCCGGATCCGGCTCAAGCCGACCCGGTCTGCGTCTGTCCCGGCTGCGCTGGTCGAGGGCGAGTGCCTGCTTCTGCGCGACCCGGACGAGCCGATCTGGGAGCCCTTCACCGCCATCCGCGAGCAGGACGGCAGCCTGTGTTGGAGGTGTGATGTGGGCGAGCTCAGGGACGAGCTGTTCTTCACCAAGGACAACCTGGTGGAATGGGTGATCGTGGCGGCTCCGAAGTGACCCGGGAGGAGCGCCGCGCCCTTCAGAAGAAGGCTCGCGAGTCGAAGAAGGGTCGCCGGTTCCACGAGGTCCCGAAGGGGAAGCGACTGGTCAGCCGGAAGCGCAAGCAGCCGCCTCCAGAGCAGCAGTAGCTACTGCCGGTAGAGCCCTGCGAGGCTGCGCGCGTTGGTGTTGTTCTCGTCGGCAAACGTGTCCCACCACTCATTCGTCCAGGTCGAGGAGTCGAGCGGGTTCGGCTGTGCCGCCGTCGGGCGGGCCAGCTTGTTCAGTCGGTTCCCTGCGTGGGCAACAGCGCAGGCGATGATCGTCGCCATCAAGGCATCGTCGTGCCCACCCGACGGGGCGCTCATCCGCAGCATCTTGGTGCCCTCGCCGTCGCTGGTCACGATGGCGGCTCTGTAAGCCATTGCCTCATCGAGGGTGACCCGCGACCGGATCCGCATGTACTCCTCGTGCAGGGCCTTGATCATCAACCCCACAGCCTGGTTCTTGCTGTGCGCTGTCGTTGACCACCCGAGGATCGAACTGCCGTAGGACCCGACCTGGGTCAGGTTCGTCCGTCGGTACAACTTGTAGTAGCGGGTGTGCTGCAGCATCGCCATCAAGCCCTGCCCAGCTCCTGTGACCTCGGGGGCGAGCATGGCGTGGTTGTAGTAGATGGCGACGAGCATGCAGATGTCGGCGAACTCCACCATGTCCACCTTGCCGCGCCACTCCGCTACCTGCTCCAGGCTCTGTTCGTCGTAGACCGAGATCACGTCCCAGTCGCCGTCCTCGTGGCCTGCTGAGACATCCGCAGCAGCGACGTAGGAGCGCCGCTCCTCGGGCTTCTTCCAGATGGAGAAGCGTGCCGTCCCCGGCATGCCGTCGAAGACCTTCGGCTTGTACGTCGTGAACAGACGCTCGCCTCGAGACGCCATCCAGTCCGAGTCGTCCACGATCTCGCACCACTGGTGCTCGGGGCAGTCGTTCGTCTCACTCGTCTCGTAGCCGATGTAGGGCTGGCACATCTCGCACTGGCAGACGTGCAGCTTCTCCTGCCGGGCCAGAGCCTCCCTGTCGAAGACGAGGCGTCCGGTGGCTCCGAAAGCCTCCTCGTCGGTGCTCGGGTACTGCTGCCGGAACCCTGCAAGGTCGCCGCCGCACTTCGTCGCGATCGTCTCTCGCCGCCACTGCAGATGCTCCAGGGACACCCACTCTCCGAAGCGGTCCAGCAGCTCCTGCTCGTCCTGGTCGAGCGTTGCCATGAACGCCTCGGGCGTGACCTTCAGCGGCTTGCTGTACTCCTCCATGAGGAACCAGGGGGTGAAGATCACGTACCACTGGCTGTCCGGGTTCCCGGGGTACTTCTCCTTCAGGGGCATCCAGGGCGGCAACTCGCCCATGACTCTGCCGGCCAGGTACATCTCGTGGTGGTAGTCCCCGGCCCCCTCACAGGTGCTCTCGACGTAGACGAACGTGTCGGGCTCGTCGGGCACCGTCTGCAGCATGTTCAGCATGAACTGGCGGGGACTGGTGAACAGCGCGATCTCGGAGACGTGGATCTTCCGGGCGGTGATGCCGTTCGCCGAGGTGGCGTGCTTCGGCAGGACCACCGTGTACCTGGACCGGAGGCCCCCCTTGCCGTTGGGCTCGCGGAAGTCGATCGCCTGACGGTTGTCGTACTTGGTGATCGGTCTGAGCTCGTCTGGCATGTGGGCGTGGAAGAGCTTCGTCTTGGTGAAGATCTCGTGCGCCGTGTCTGCGGTGTGCGCCACCACCAGAGCGGTCTGGTCCTCCTGCGTCGTGCATTGCTGGAACAGGTAGCCCTGGCAGAACGTCGAGCAGCCCGTCTGGCGGGCCTTCGCNTCCCAGATCCGTACCGGCTCACCCAGCTCTTGGATCTGTCTGATCAGATTCCACCGCAGCTCCTGCGGCGTGTTGAAGATGAAGGGGTCGAGGGCGCCCCTCTTCGTCTGGATCTTGAGGATGTCTCTGGCGTAGGTCGGGAAGTCGTCGTAGTCGCCCGAGGTCAGGCGCTCCTCCTGCATCCCACTGTGCGAATTACGCCGAGGCACTCGCCGACTCCGGGGGCACGTACTGGAAGACGCCGCTGCGGACCTTCTTCATGCCGGTGTTGGTGCAGGACTGGTAGACCTGGTTGTAGGTCAGACCGAGCTTCTTTCGCATCACCTTCACCGCCATCGGCTTGCTCGCCTCTCGGTACGCGGCGACGACGATGTCCTGGTAGTGCCCACCTTTGGACACGGGCTTGACCTTCGGGGCGGGCTTGGCGGCTGGCGCCTGAGCCTTCGGCGGCGCCAGCGAGGACTGCTCGAGGTTGGCTTTGGCCTGCTTGGCGGTGATGTTCACCACCCCGAGCTTCGACGGGCGCGCGATGGTCTTGTCCCGGTCGACCTCTCCGACGACGAAGTTAGCCCCCAGGGCTTTCTTGACCATGTCCTTCTTCTCGTCCTTGCTGTTGTAGGAGCGTCCAGCCAGAGCGGCGGGTGCCGTGCGCGGGTCGAAGGTGCCCACGTCCCGGTGGTAGGCAGGGGCCGACATCGCGTCGAAGTGACGATGGGGCCTCTTGGTGCCGCAGCGGGGACACATCACCTCGTAGAAGTCCTTGGCCTTGTAGCGCTCGTAGATGGACAGAGCCATCGACTGGTCGAACTTCTGGCTACAGTTGGGCTTCTGGCAGCGGAACGTGTACAGCACTGGCTACTCCACAGGGTTGCCGGCGCCGGGGCGGGGCCCGGTTCCAGCGAGGGTCAGGTGGGACGCGAGCGGGGAGAACCCCCGACCGTCGACTTGTGAGGCGTCTACGTCTTCGCCGGGCGCGGCCTCGGGGGGTGCCGCCTGTGGGCCCGGGGCCGCGATGGGCCCGGCCATCTGGGAGAGCGGGCCGATGAGGCGCCGCTTGTCCTGCTTCCAGATCCTGAAGCTGTTGTCGATGAACCGCTGGATCGTGTCTTCCGGCAACTGCCCCGCCTGCACCAGGGGGACGATCGTCTGGGTGGTCGCAGCGATGGTCTGCAGCAGTCCGGTGAACGCCTGCAACTCGTTCTTCTGGTCGTCGGGATCGAAGTCGGTGACGTGCGCCGAGATGTCGAAGGCTCCGCGCATCTTGTCCGCGCTGACCTCGAGGTACTCGTCGTTCCCGGTCGCTCGGACCCAGACAGGTGTCGTCCAGTGCTGTCGCATGCAGTCGAGGTAGCGGCGCGAGATGTCCTCAACGAACTTCTGCACGGCCCGTTTGCGGACGTTCGCTCGGTTCTGGAACCCCTGGGAGGCGACGGCGACCTCGGTGGCGGTCGTCCCCTTGCGAGCTACGCCACCCCGCTGGAACACGTCCACCCCGCCGATCTCGTACATCATCCGCTGCAGCATCTGGAGGATGAACGGCACGTCCGACGGCATCGCCGCGATGGGCACGAGCTGGAGCGCGGCGCGAACATCCGCCATCTGCGACGGCAACTCAGCCACGTCCAGGTCCGCGTCCGAGGTGATCATGTCCGCGAAGTTGGAGTCACCGCTCAGGGCGCCCGGAGCTGCAGCGTACTTCTGCTTGCTCGCCTGCCGGTGGTGGCGCAGGACGGCGGCGAGCTCGTCGTTGAGCCGCTCCGCGATGGGCTGGATCGTGGCGAGGTCGGAGATGCGGGGTTCGTACATCTTGCCGGGCACCCGTGCGGTGCGGAGCATGACGAACGGGTAGCCACGCATGCCGCTGTCGTCGGCGACGTGGCGCACCACCCGGTCGAAGCCCTCGGCGCTGGTGTTGTCGAGCAGCCACAAGATCCGCCGGGACAGTCGCGTCCCCTTGCGGATCCAGTAGTGCATCTCGTAGAGCGTGACGAAGGCAGGACCCTGAGAGGCGACGTAGCTCGCCATGGCTTCCCCGATGTAGCCAGCCGCCGGGGACATCACGGAGTCGTTGGCGGTGATCCCCGGCGCCACCCGGAACCCCGGGAACGCTCGCAAGTCCTCGAGGCGCACGAGCAACTTGTGGGCGACCCATGGGCACTTGTTGATGTCATCGAAGCCCTCGGGGAACAGGAAGTTCCACAGGGGCACCCGCTCCAGGGTCGGGATGTCGATCCCGTCGTCTCCGTAGGGGAGAAGGTCGCCCAACTCCTCCTCGATGAGGGAGGTGAGCCCGTCGTCCTCCTCCATCTCGATCTGCGCGTCCGTGTCGTAGTGCAGGACCGGAGTGACGTTCGCGGCGGGGTTGTAGACGACCTTGCCCACGCCAGCCGAGTACAGCAGCACGTCCAGGACGATGTCCGCGACCGAGTCGTTGGCGCGACCCGCAGCGTATGCGTAGTTGACCCCGGCCTCTGCGACCTGAGCTGAGTCCTCGTCCGTCTTCGCCCGCGACCGGAACTCGATGTACGGGTCTGTGCTCAGGATCGACGGCACCACTGTGTTGGCGGTCGACAGTAGGAAGTTGAAGTTGACCTCGCGCGCGTCGTCCAAGCCACTGAACCCGGCAGCCTCGGCCCGAGACTTCCCCTCGTAGACGGCGGTGATGCGCTCCCACCGGGCTCTGTGTTCGTCGTTGATCCGCTTCTCGGAGGCCTGGATGTCGGCCAGAAGCTCATCGATCCTTGTATTGCTCAAACGAATACGCGCCACAGTGAACTCCGTGCTTGACAAATCGGTTTCGTAACGCTGACACTACCTGTGACTGGTTCATTTTGAAACGGTCAATGGTTCAGGGTGAAACATGATCGACGGCGAGTTCGCTGGCTCACTCTCTGAGGCTGCTTCGGACGACAACACCGAGGCGTTGCTCGAGATGGCTGGGCATGGGCAGCCGGATCCAACTGAAGTCCCCGAGGAGGCTCCCGCCGAGGAGGCCCCCGAGGTTTCAGAGGCCCCCGAGGCCCCCGCGCCCGACACCCGGTATGTCGCCATGGAGGCCCAGGTCGCCGCGATGGCGCAGCAGATCCAGACCCTGACTTCGGTCCTGACCCAGCAGGTTGCGCCCCCCGAGGTCGCCGCCGCCCCGGCTGAAGAGCCGCCTGACCTGGCGACCGCGCCCGCCGACGAGTACGTCCGGTATCACGCGCGGCAGGCTAACAAGGAGTTGGAGGCCAAGCTCGACAAGCTGGTCGAGAGCCTCGCGCCCATCCAGCGCCGAGAGCGCTTCGTCGGCGCGTACCACGAGGCAGCCGTCGAACTCGATGTCGACCCCCGCACCATGTCGGGCAAGGTCGCCGAGCTGATGGAGACGGACGACGACATCCGCGCCCTCGCAGACCAGAACCCGAAGGCTGCGGCGCGACTCGCTCTGAAGATGGCGCAGCAGGCAGCAATCGCGGCGAGGCCCGCCCCGGCCCCTCGGCCCGCGCCTCCGTCCCGACCCGCAGCTCGCCCGTCTTCAGCCAGCAGCCCGCGACGGATCGCTGGAGCAGCCGTCCCGAAGTCTTGGGGCGAGGCGATCCAGCAGACACTCAGGGAGCAGGGTGTACCCGAGGGCTCTCACTACACGTTCACCACCCAGGGGAATGCCCCCGAGGGAATCAACTGACCCCACGGGAGCAACCCGTAGACCAAGGGTGACAGCATGACCAGCGCAACACTGAACCTCGTCAACGTCCTCGCCACGACCCTTCCGAAGATCGTTCCGAAGGTCACCTGCGACATCATGCGGGCTCACCCCCTTCTGGTGCATTGCATCCGAAGCGGCGCCTTCACGGTCGAGGACGGCGGCACCGAGATCCGCTGCCCCGTGGTCCTCGAGGACTCTGCGAACACGGGCGCGATTGCGCTCTACGAGTCCTTCGGCATCACGCCCAACGACGTGCCCGACACCGCTCGGTACGCGGGATGGCCGAAGTACCGGTTCTCGTGGACCCTCGATCAGACCGAGATCGACCAGAACAACGGTCCGCAGAAGGTCATCGACCTCGCGGACACCAAGCAGACGCAGGCTCTGCACACCTTCCTGGCCGGGATCAGCGCGGACCTGATGGCTGACGGCACTGCGTTCCCCGCGAAGCGGCTGAAGGGCATCGAGACCTTCATCGAGTTCGACACGCAGGCGCAGCAGGTCGTCAACGCCACCACCCCCGGCGGGCTCCCCAAGGCGACCTACGCGAACTGGCGCAACCAGTACGGTGCGATCTCCGCGTTCGGCACCGACGGTCTCGACACCTGGAACACGGTGTGGCGGGCCTGCTCCAGCCAGGGTCTCCACCCCGACATCCTGATCACCGACGACGTGGTCTACGGGTTCTACGAGAAGGAGATGAGCCCGAAGCAGGCCCTCTTCGACGCGTCCCTGGCCGAGTTCGGGTACACCAACATGATGTTCAAGGAGGCTCCGGTCGTGTACGACCGGGACAACCTGACCGCATCCGGCAAGACCTTCTTCCTGACGACCACGGGCAAGACGGTCAAGGGCGGCATCTCCCCCGAGATGTTCACGGTCCCCGGGCTGAACGCGCTGCCGAAGAACAAGGGCAACGGCTTCGGCTTCCAGCTCCACTTCCTCAAGCAGAAGTCGGGCGGGATGCTGCGGATCGACAAGCCTCAGAAGCCCGTCAACCAGGACGCAGTCGTGGTCAACGGATTCCTCAACCCCCTGCTCTCCTGCTCCAGCATCAAGCGGCAGGGTGGCACCAGCTTCTCCGGCGCGGTCCAGTACTGAGCCACCGACAAGGAGTACCAAGATGAGCATCGCGCAGATCGGTGGAGCAACCTCCCCCAAGATCGTCTACGGACGGAACAACACTGGTGGCACGCTGAGTGCTGGCGACATCGTCCAGGCCGACCTGGTCGATGGCGCTGGCGACGGCTACGACTGGAACACGCCTGACATCGACCTGACCAAGCCCGAGTCGCTCTCTGCGATGCGTGGCACGGTGTGGGTCGCCGAGGGTGCCGTCACCACGACCTTCGTTGACCAGGCGCACATCGCTGTGCTGGTCGAGGGCTACGCCGAGGAGGCTGCGGTCGACGGCACGGTCGGCGCCGGGGTCGCCCTGGGCGATGCGCTCATCATCCAGGACGGTGTGGGCAAGCTGGCTGCGGCGACCAACCTCGACTTCACGGTCGATGCCATGACCGCAGTCGCAGGCACGGGCCAGGACCCCACCACCCCAAGCGGCGCAGAGTTTCTCGCGCTGATCGCGGACGTTGCTGCACTCCGCGAGAACATCATCGCCCTGGTGGACGACAAGAACGTGGTCGCCATCGCCCTCGAGGCGAGCGCGGTCGATGGGACCTCCAAGGTCTACTTCAAGCAGAACTGATCGGAGCCTCTGATGCCGCTTCATCCGCCTCTTTCCATGGCGACGACCGGGCCGCGCAAGCTGGGNGGNCTGCAGCAGTACGTCATCCCGCTGCAGGCTATGTCGGCAACGGGCANCTTCTTCGTTGGGATGGCGATCGATGGGGACCAGGAGATCAACGCGATCTCTTACCTCCCGGTCGACAACATCGCCGCTNACNCCGCAAACCACTGGACTTTCGAGGCCGCGTCTTGGACCGCGCTGGGAGCCCCGAATGCAACGGTAGTGGCCGCCGTGAACACATCGGCGGGNG